TGCTGTAAAAGTTACATTAGGTCCAGCTGGTCGTAACGTAGTCTTAGATAGACAGGGTATGCCACCTGTTATTACTAAAGATGGTGTTTCTGTTGCAAAAGAAATTCATTTAGAAGATAAATTTGAAAACATGGGCGTACAGATGATTAAAGAAGTATCTGTTAAAGCCAATGATCGTGTAGCTGACGGTACAACTACAAGTATGGTATTGGCTCAAGCTATTGTACAAGAAGGTGTGAAATTAGTTGAAACAGGTTTAAATCCTGTTGAATTAAAACGTGGTATTGATAAAGCTACTGAAGTAGTAGTAAAAGAATTAGCAAAACTATCTAAACCTTGCGAAACACAACAAGAAATTGAACAAGTAGCTACAATTTCTGCAAACTCTGATAAAGCTATTGGTAAACTAATTTCTGAAGCTATGGCAAAAGTTGGAAAAGATGGTGTTATTACGGTAGCTGAAGGATCAGGCTTACAAGATGAATTAGAAGTAGTTGAAGGTATGCAATTTGATCGTGGTTTCTTATCTCCTTATTTTGTAACTGACCCAGAAAAACAAGTAACTGAATTTGATAATCCATTTATTTTAATGACAGATAAACGTATTTCAAATATTCAAGACCTTATTCCACTATTAGAGCAAACAGCAAAAGTTGGTAGACCTTTAGTAATTGTTGCTGAAGATGTTGAAGGTGAAGCACTTGCAACTTTAGTAGTAAATAATATGAGAGGTACAGTTCGTGTAGTAGCAATTAAAGCTCCTGGTTTTGGTACAAGAAAAACTGAGTTAATGCAAGATTTAGCTATTGTAACAGGCGGTGTAGTATTTAGTGATGAAGTTGGTTTAGATTTAAATAAAGCAACACTAGATCAATTAGGTCAAGCAAAACGTGTAGTAGTAACACAAAATGATACAACAATCATTGATGGTAATTCTAATAAAGAACAATTAGACCAACGTGTTCAATTATTAAAAACACAATTATCAAAAGTTAGTAATGACTTTGAAAAAGAAAAACTACAAGAGCGTATTGCTAAATTTGTTTCAGGTGTAGCGGTAATTCGTGTTGGTGGATCAACTGAACTTGAAATGAAAGAGAAGAAAGATCGTGTTGATGATGCCTTAGGTGCAACTCGTGCTGCTGTTGAAGAAGGTATCGTTGCAGGTGGTGGCGTTGCTTTGTTGCGAGCAAGTACTAAGCTAATTACATTAAGTGGTGATAATAATGAGCAAGATTTAGGTATTAAACTAGTATTTAAAGCGGTTCAATCACCTTTACGACAAATTGTAATTAATGCTGGAGAAGATGGTTCAGTTATTTTAAATAAAGTATTAGCTGAACATGATAATTATGGTTATAATGCTTTAACAGGTGAATTTGGTGATATGCTAGAAATGGGTATTTTAGACCCTACAAAAGTAACAAGATCAGCTATTCAGTTTGCAAGTTCTATTGCTGGCTTAATGATTACCACTGAATGTATGGTTACAGATAAACAACAAGAAAATAATTTATAATACCAATTGAAATAAATAAAAACCTATGCTATATTAAGTATAGGTTTTAACATATAGAACGAGAATAAATATGTCAAGAGAAATTGCATACGGTCGTTTAGTTTGTGATGATGAAACGACTAAAAAACTTAATGAATTTGCTAAATCGCTAGGTTTAAACGAAGTATCAGATGAATATCACTGTACTTTACTATATTCAGGCGATAATGTAGAAAAATTATTAAAGAAAAAATTAAAACTTAAATTTCCTCTAAAAGCAAAAATTAAAGCATATCATTTATTTGGTGATAACAAAAATTGCTTAGTATTAGGTTTAGAAAATGAGAAAATTAATCAATCTTGGGATCAGCTTATGTCAGCTGGTGCAAATTGGGATTATCCTGAGTTTACTCCTCATTTATCACTTACTTATAATTACAGTGATAGTAATATTCCAGATAATTTACCTGATTTCGATATTGTTTTCAAAGGTTATAAGGCAGAAAAATCAGTTAGTGATTTTGATCCACAAACTGATGCAGTAAAAACTTTATCTGAATCTCTAAAAGAATCAGCTAGTCTTTCGCAACTAATTTTATTTGCTAGTAAATTCAATAAATCTGGTAAAGAGGTTGAAACATTTAAAGTACAAATTCCACAATCTTTATCTTTTAAAGATCTAGTAGATTCTTTTCAACGGGCATTAGCAATTATTCATCCTGATAAAGTAAAAGATTTTCAAATTAAATCAGTAGGTTCAAGTGGAATTGAATGTATTAGTAAAGATAAGCAACGTTTATATGGTGAATTATCTCCACAAAACGGATTAGTAACATTTTACCAATAGGAGTTTATATGGCTATTGTAATTGATAAAAACGTTAATATTATTACCGCAACTACAAGTAAAGTAAAATCTGTCACTATTTCTTTTGGCGGTAAGAAATATCTAGAAGCCTTAGAAGAATGTGGTTTTAAAGAAGGTGATAAATTAGAAGGATCAATAGATTTTGATGCACGTTCAGGTAAAATCGTATTTAATGTTAAGTCTTTTAGTTAATTAAAAGTAGGAAAAGAAAATGAAGAAATTAGTTATTTTATTATCACTGTTTTTATTAACAGCTTGTGATACAGTTCAAGATAGAACAAATAGGTATATTACGCATATTTGTTATGATGAAGTTACATATTTGGTATATGATAGCCCATCTTCTGATAGATTCGGTATTACTGTACAATTAGATAAAGAAGGGAAAATAGTGCCTTGTCAAGTTGTACAAAATGAAGATGGTAAAAAAGTGTATTGGAAAACTAAGTAGGTAGGATTATGATTTTAACTGAAATTGAAGGAAAATATACAACGCTTAGATTAGAAGATAGCGAAGATAACCCAAATAATGCTATTTTAGGTGTTTATACTGATACTCGATATGTAGGCATTGAATTAGACCAAGAACAGATTAAAAGTCTTTGTCATTATCTAAAGGGGTTTACCAATGAAAAAGATTAAGCAAGGAAATTCATTATGCTTTCATAATCATAAACAAAATTTAGGTTTATTTTTGGAAGTAGAAAACGAAAAAACTACTCTAGCTATAGCAACAGGTAATGGTGTGTATGAATATGGTTTAAGTGATGTTGAAATCATGGCTTTATATAGTGAGCTAGGTTTAATTATTAAATCAAAATTAAAAGAAGGTAGTGCAAATGATGACACTTTTTAAATATGAATTAGATAGCAAGTTAAAACTAAAATTAAATAAAATCGAAGATAATAATGAAAAGCAATATATTGTTAAGTTAGTTGCTTTTTCAGGTCAATATGAAGTTCCATTGATAGAAGAAAAATTTAAGGAGTTTAACCGTGCTAGTAATCGTTTTCAAGATATTGAAGAGGATATTAAGCAACTTATGGGGTATTAAGTTATGTTTTTAGTATATTTACTTTCAATTCTATCTAACGCAAGAACGTTACTTGAAGTATATTTAATTATTTTAGGAGCACTTACTATTATACTATGTATAGTTCTTATTATAGTTTCTACTAGATATACGTTATTAAAAGACGGAACACTGGTATCAAATGGTTCAAGTTCAGATTGGCTCAATATTGCTAGTTTTACAGGTATGATTTTACATTATTTTAATGCTGTAAAATGGATTTATCTTATACCTATTATTTTATACTTTCTTTCACCTAGAAAAGACGTATTAGAGATGATTATTCAAAGGTTATAAAAATAGAGGATTGCTAAATGAGCTTAAATTTAGAAAAAGATAAAAAGAAAAATAATATAGACTGGAATTTTATTACTTTTTGCGTAGTGTTAGGATTCGTTGGTATAGTTGCACTTATTGTCAATTTTCATGAAATTGATAGACCAAAAGAAAATAAACTAGAAAAAGGTTCTTATTTAAAATTACAGGAATGTAGAAGAATAGAACAAAATAAGTGGCATTGTAATGTGTCTATTGTAACAAATACGGAGTAATAGTATGTTAATAAAAGCAACAGATATATCTGGTAATAATGTATATATCAATCCTACTTACGTTATTAAAATTCAACGTACTAAAGATAGGTTTGATGGAAAAACAGTAGACAGCTTAACAATACAGCTATTAGGAAGTGGATATGTTAATTTACCTTATTCACTTGAACTAGAAGAAACATTGATTAAGAATATTGTAGAAAAGGTGAGTTATGCGGCAGTATCTTAATCTATTGGATCGTATTGTAAAAGAAGGTGAATGGGTTGAAAATAAACGTACTAAATCTAGATGCCTTACTGTTATCAATCACGACCTTACACTTACACCTGATCAATTTCCACTTGTGACCACTAGAAAAAGTTATTATAAGGCAGCTATTGGTGAGATTTTAGGCTATATTCGTAGCTATACTAAAACTAGTCAATTTCATGAATTAGGTGTGAAAACGTGGGATGCCAATGCACAAAATCCTGATTGGCTTAATAACCCTAACCATAAATTTATGAATGAAAAATATGGCGATTTAGGTCTTATTTATGGTGCTGTTGGAAATCAGATCCATAAAGTAAAAATTAGAAATAAAAAACTATCTTTATCAGATGAATTAGTTAGTGGTCATACTTTGAAAGATATTGTAGATAATTTAACTAATGACAATGATACTAGGGGTTTAATTTGGAACTTTTGGAATCCTATGTACTTTGAATTAGGTTGTTTAAGACCTTGCATGTTTATGCACCAATTTTCATTATTAGGCGATACAGTACATTTAAATACAACACAACGCTCACAAGATGTCCCGTTGGGTGGCAACTTTAACATGATCCAAGCGTGGTTTTTATTATGGTTAGTTTGTCAATTATCAGATAAAAAACAAGGTAACGTATATCATAAAATTGTTAATGCTCACATTTATGAAAATCAGTTAGATCAAGTTAAAGAGCAATTATCTCGTACACCTTTTGATCCACCTACATTTAAGTATGTAGGAAAAGAAAAAATTACGTGGGATTATGTATTAAATCGTATGCACCCTAATGATTTTGTAGTAGAAAACTATCAATATCATCAACCTATTAAATTTGAATTTACTGTATAAATAAACAGGTATTATAATGAAAGCTAAAAATTCAAATTTACATAAAGCAAAAAGAAATAAAAATGATGAATTTTATACACAATATGCTGATATTGAAAAAGAGATAAACGCATATTTAGAATTTGATTCAAATACTTTTAAAGATAAAGTTGTATTGCTACCTTGTGATGATCCTGAATGGAGTAATTTTACAAGATATTTTGTTCAAAATTTTGATAAGTTAGGATTGAAAAAGCTAATTAGTACAAGTTATGCAATTGATGGTGGGCTTGGTAAAATTTTTGTTTTAGATAAAGACACTAATAATAATGGTGTAGATATTAACAATTTAAAATGGGAATATTTAAAAGGTAATGGTGATTTTAGAAGTGATGAGATAAAAGCACTTAGAGACGAATCTGATATTATCATTACCAATCCACCTTTCTCTTTGTTCAGAGAGTTTATTGATTGGGTAGCTGAGGGTAATAATATTTCCTTTTCCTTGATAGCAAATAAAAATTGCGTTACCTATAAAGAAGTATTTCCTTTAATTAAGGATAATAAACTATGGTTAGGAAGAACAGAGTGGTCTGGTGGAATGTGGTTTAAAACAATGGATGAAAATAATGTAGATAAAGTTATTAATGGCATAAATATGAAAAATGTACCATCAATTTGGATAACTAACCTAGACCATGAAAAACGACACAAGCCATTACAATTAATGACAATGGAAGACAACAAAAAACTTAATAAAAAAGTTATTAAAAGTTCTGAAATTTACCAAAAATATGATAATTACAATGCAATAGAAGTTTCTTACACTAGTACAATCCCATCTGATTATAGTGGGGAAATGGGAGTGCCTATTAGTTTTCTTGATAAGTATTGCCCAGAACAGTTTGATATAGTTAAATTCAGAAAAGGAGATGATGAGCGTGACTTATCAATAAATGGAAAATGTCCTTATTTTCGTATCCTTATTAAACACAAAAAACCACTTGCACAAAACTAAAACTTGACTTATACTATAGCTACAGTAACAAGTAGGAGTCAAATTATGAATATGTTTGAAAAGCTAACTCGACAGAATAGAATCACACCTCCATTTAGTCATAAGGTTAGATTGAATAATACTACTTTCAATGTGACCGATGTGGAAGAGATTCAATTTGTTATTTCTTTTGAAAAAGTGTTAGTCTATATCAATAATGATCAAATTGCATCATTTACTTTCAATGAAAATGCTCTACAAGATTTTGGTGTTAAAGGTCTTATTATGCCAACTTCTGAAGAATTGATGAATATGCCTGGTACACATAGTTATAGTTGTGGGTCTTTCTTTGATAGTAATTTCTTTAAAAACATTATTTTCTTTGTAACAGATAATGAGGGTTTTGATGAAAAAATCAATCTTAACGTTATCTTTAAAAATATTTTATATGTCTTAAAGAAAGCATACAATAGACACCAAAATTACTAAGTAAGGATATAAAAATGGAAAACAAAGACAAAATTTTAATGGCTGATGGTAGTATTATCAATCGCATTCATTTCTTACAGGATTTAAAAGTAGGTGATGAGTTAGTAGGATATACTAGTTATTGGGGTAAAAGCGATCAATACGTTGTAGATTCTATAGGTAGAAAATATGCAACATTAAAACGTGGATCGACTGAATATAAAATGTCTTTAAACGATGGTATCTTTCATTATAAAGACCTTAACCAATTTAATATTACTTTCTTTAAAACACAAGAAGAATTGAGTGCTTATCTAAACAATTTGAAATGTAAAAAAGAAGTAAGAGATATACTTAGAAAATTAGATGTTAGTTTTCTAGATATTGAAAAAGTAGTGAAATTAAAATCTCTATTAGAAGAATTATAATAATAAACAAAAACATGTAACCTCGTTTTCCCTATATACTTTCCTCATGAGTATATAGGGATTTTTTATACCTAATAAAACGCAATATAAACGCCATACAAGCACTTTCTGTTTAAGGATATGGATTATATTAGTTGAATATAATAATGCAACTATGATTGATTTAGGTGGGTTTTGTGGGATATTTTAGATAAAAGAAAACCCTCTTAATGAGGGTTTATTGTTTAGGTCAATTGTGATTAGTAATCTAGTCTCTCTAATCTATCATAATTAACTACATATCTATTACCGTCAGAATCAATAATGCCAAAACTTTCTTCAATGATATTTGCTATTTTTACACAAGACTCTTCGCTTTTGAATGTTCTGTAGCAGTTACCACCATAATAGCTAGACCAAACAATAGCATATTTACAACCTTTTCTGAACTTAATTTCACGATCATAGTATTGGCTTGCAAGGTCATGAATACTACCTGTACCACTCATTTTTTGTGGAATAATATAAACTTTCATAATCTTTTCCTTATTTAGTTGATTCATTCTAATGCCTTATCTTTGATTCCTATTATAAGGATCTAGTTTTATTTGTCAATAGGGAAAATAAAAAAAGCTAAGATTTTTTAACCTTAGCTTTTCTATCTTTCTTTAAATCTTGATTAGCGTATCTTTCCAATTTTTTGTGTAGCCAACATGCTTAATATATTCAAAATCACCTGGAGCAACCCATACACCTTTTGTACTTTCTTCAATTGGTAATGGTTCGTGTTCATAAGCAAACATTCTACCTTCTTCGTCTGTGGCAATCCAATTCATATTATCACTTACATTAGCTTGATCACAGATTGTATATTCAATATTTACAGGTTTCATAACTTACTCCTTACCATTGATTTTCAAAATATTTCCATTCACCATTTTTATTTAGATAGTAGCAATAATCACAACCGTGTTTTTCCATTTTAGCTTGATACGCATTAGGACTAAAACAAACACCAATATCAACTACTTCTTTGTGGCTATCTTTGTAAAAACTAATTAAACTAATTTCTTCTTTTAATTGGCTAAAATCACCGTTTGAAATCAGTTCAGCCACTTTGTTTTTATCTTGATAATGCTCTAGTAACATTTTCAATTGATATTCAGGATAACCATCATAGTGACAATAAACATAATTAATTGAGCCATCTTGATTTTCTAATCCGATCAATGAACGTGTAGCCATAGTAAATTTCCTTCTAGTTTAATTTTCTTGGTTAGGGTTGAAATCTTATCAACCCTTTCAACAGTTCCCATTATAGAGATTTATAATACAATGTCAATATCTAAATCATACTTTTTTAATTTTTTCATTATTATTTTATTCATATAAAATTCAAAAAGTATTAATTCAATTCATATCACTAGACAATAAAAACCCCTAAATTTCTCTAGGGGTGATTGGTTAAAGTTTTGTTAGTGTTGCTTGTTGGTCGATTGGTTGATCAGGTGCGTATAAAATTTCCATACTACCAAAACCATCAGGAATCCAAGTCTTATATTCCTCTACCCAAACTGGTTTTTTAGCTGAAACCCAAACTACACCATCTACATCACGTACTAGCCAATTGAAATGATCTTCTACTTCAATCACTTTGCCATTTACTTTCACTTCTTTCATACCTAATCCTTAAATTTTTCTTACTGACTTTTTCCAATCTTGAGCTTTATAATCAATAAACCCAATCCAAATTTTTTCACTATTTATATTCCCCCAAAACTTATTATGGGGAATATAAGGTCTAGAAGTGAAAGCAAACCAACAACCATCTTGATCCATTGCAACCCAATTGAATCTAGGTGGAATATTTACTTCTTTTTCACCTAGAACAATTTTATTCCAATTCATAGTTTCTGTCATTGCTATTATCCTTTCTTTTCCATACTACTGGTAGATCATTTTCATAAGGTTTTACTAAACTAAGTTGTAAGATAAGTTTGCATAAATTACTCATTTTCAATACCCTCAATTGATTATAACATAACTAACATTATAGCAAGTGGTGCAAATAATAAAAATGTTACTACACCTAAAGCCATTAATACATTACCATTTTTCATAATAACCTCACTTTTCTTTATCAATCGTGGTCAAATCAACTAACCACCCAACGATTTCTATTATAGGTATTTTGAAAACAATGTCAATACTTAATTAAAAAAAATATTAAAAAAAAATGCTAAGTGATTAAATTTTCACCTAGCACTTATTCTTAAAGTTGTTTAGCGATTGAATAAGATAATATTACCATTAAACTAAACGCCACTGTAGAAACTAAAATATTAATCATCATATCTACTATCCAATCTTTTTACTTCTTGCTTTTGGTATTTAAATAATTCTGAATACGTATCACTACATTCTGATTGATAAAAATAAGGCAATAATCGTTTAGCAAAATAGTGGAAAATATCAACAGGATCAACTTCTTTTTTCTCTGTACAATTTTTCAAAAAGAAACTATAAACAGATGCTTTCATTACACAAAAAGAAATTTGAGTAAGTGTTGGCTTGAAGAAATAATTTTCAACAAAAACACGATTTTCATTAATACATTTTTCAACTTTACGCCATTTAACTTCTTTATCTTCAATTTGACTAAGTTCAGCCCAATTGAAAGCTAGGTCATGATATTCATTTTCACCTTGCTCTGTAACTGCAATATTATTAAAACCTGAATCATCAGAATTTAGGCTAGTATATAATCCTTTTTCTAATTCTTCCAAATCATTTGGAATAAATGAACCGTAGCCTGTGTATTTAGCTTTAAAGGGTGGACTAAAAGGCTTCCACCAATCGTCAGCATAACACCCAAGATTGTCAATATAAACATCATTACCCTCCGTACAACGTTTTGAACTAACTTTACCACTAACAACACTTACACACCTTTGAATAGGGATAACAAAAACTTCTTCTGTATCAACTACAGGTAAATCAGAAACACCACAATTAATATTAAAACTACCCATATAAATTCTCCTTACTTGTTAAAACAGGGTTAGAAAATCAACCCTGTTACTATTATTTTAAACTTAGATTATACACTAATTCATTATCATTCCAAGTATATTCAGCAACTTTATATTCAGCATTTTCAATCGCTTTTTTACTTGGTTTTAAGTAAAGGTTAAAGTAAGTGAAAGATACCCATCTTTGCTCTGATTCATCATACCAACCATCTTTAGCAGTAAGGTTATTATAAATTCCTGTTACTTTTTCTAATACTTCAACTAATTCCTTACTTTGTTCATTTTCAAGATTGAAATGATCTTCAATATAGTAGTGATTGATAGGTTTTACATCTTCAATTCTTTTTGCATAATTTCTTTGCAACCAAATTCTGTTAGGATCTAATTTATCTAAGTGAGAGAAAACATAAGGAGTTTTAATAGTTACTGAAAATACACTACAAGCACCAACCCTTATACTAATTCCAAAACCTTTTGGAAGGATTTCTTTTGCTTGTTCAATCATCTTAGATTTTAATTCTTGATTGTTCATAACTTTACTCCTATTTCACTTCTAATTCGTTTGCTAAACCTAATACAAAATCAACCATCACTTTACAAAATTCATTTCTCAATTCTTCGCTATTTTGTAAGTATTGTTTAACTTGTTCATTATTCCAACCTTTTTTAGCTTGTAACATTTTTAACGCTTCGTAAAATGCTAATTCTTGTACTTCGTTCATTTTCAAAAAGTTTTCTAGGTTCATTTTTCACTCCTTATTGTGAAATCAATCATCTCGTTACAGTGGCTATTATAAGGATTTTTAGATCAGAGTCAATACCCTTTTTCAATTTTTTATCAAAAATCAACAATTATTTTATTCATACAAAATCAAATAAACTTGAAATTAATTCATATACCAAAATAGCAAAAACCCCTAACTAAATTGCTAGGGGTTGTATGGTTATAGATTTTTGATTAAATTGTTAGCCATAATTTGTAGTGGCTTTCCAATCTTTTCTAACGCACCGTCAGGATCGTTTGAGAATTTAAAATCATTATTCCACATATTTAGGAAAGTAGTGTTTTCTAATAAGTCAAAATCATCACTACTAAATACTATATCATAACCTGTATTATAATTTAAATTGCCTATACTTTTGAAAATTGAATCGCTATCTAAAAACCAAATTACCTGCCCTATCTTAATTTTCAACATAACGTGAGAAAATCCAAACTCAGCCATTGTATCATTTAATAGTTCTTCATCTAGTTCTTTATCAATCCCTCTATTAAATTTCTTAATACACTTTCTATTCAATTTTCTTGTATGTTTTAAATCATCTTCATCATAAGTATAGCCTAGAAAAACATAACTTACTTTTACCTTATCTTGTAATTTTAAGTGATTGATTATTGTTTCAATTGGTTGTTTAAGTAGATAAGCAAACACACCACAACCCCCATAGTCAATATCATACATTTTACTTTTAAAGTATTTGCAATAAGTAGAGTGATATTTTTCTAATGCTTGTTTAAATTGGGTGATAGGTGTGTTTTTCATATTTAGTCCTTAATAACCAACTTCATCAATATATGCACCAATAACATTTAATAGGTTTTTAGTTTGATTATCTAAACCATCTGATAAGCTATTTAATGTTTCTTCTAATCCGTGTTCATCCCAATTGTTGTAGAAATCTTGATCATATTCACACTCTAATAATTTAGGCAATTGATCCCAAAAATACTCACTACCTAAGCAACTTGTCATTTTAACTAAATCAATATTAGAAATAGCTTGGAATAATTTTTCTTTATTTGATACGTACATAATTAGCTCCTTATTTTACTTGCATATTACAAAATTCTACAAAATCATTAAAATTGTGTTCATTTCCCATTCGATCAACAAAGCAATCTTTTTCTTCATTGTAAGCCAATTTTAACATTTGACCATCAGGCTTAACACACACTACTTCTTCTTCGTTGTAAAAAGTATCTCGGTTTATATCACACTTTTGTATCCATTGCAATTCTAAATTAAACATATCATTTTCCTTATTTAATTTCTTTTAAACAATAACCGTTATCATCATAATCTAAAATAAGATTAGATTCAAGATAATCTTTTAATGAAATTTGTTCTTCAATCGCTTGCCAACTTTTCTCATCTTCTAATAAATGAGCTTTACCACTGATCACATATTTTTCACCGTTGATAACTTTAATTGGTGTATCAAATCCTTTGTGTTTTTCCCAATTGATTAAGCTATTACCAGCACCCCATAAATCATCTGAACTACCAGCAAACCAATCACGAATAGGGTGTTTAATTACGTTTATCATTTCAAGCTCCTTATTGCTTATCAATCTTTACGGTTCTTATTATAGGGATCTGAAATCGTTTGTCAATAGGTAAATTGAAAAAAATAAAAAATAGTTAGATTAAAAAACCTAACTATTCTATCTTATTCAACAACTTTAACAATATAGCCACCATGCCTACCATCAAATAGTATAACTGGTTCTATTGTTATTTCGTTTTTTAAACATTTAGTCATTGTATCGTAACTAAACACTAAATCTGACCCACTTTCATAAGATGACCAACAAAAACTAACTCCAATAAAGCGACATAGCTTTGTAATATGACTACATTCTTTTGGAAATTGATCTTTTAATTTTTGTATCAATTTTTCTGAAGTTGTCATATTTAATTACCAAAACACTCTATCAAATTCATATCTACCATTTTCGTCCTTATCAACATAATGAACCGAGAAATTATATAGCGGTGTTTCTACTGATACGGATAAGTAATTATACTTGAAGAAATTGTCTCTTTTAAATCCATGCTCATTTATTTCTTCAGGTGGATTTTCTCTAGTATAGCCATAATCTAATCCGCCTAAGAATAAAAATAAACTATCTTCCACTTTACCACCCACTAATCTCTAAATGAACAACTTCACTAGCTAAACCATAAACATTTTTTACTTGATAGCCCTGTTCCTTAATTTTTGCGTGTAGATTGTTATCATTAATTTTTATATTTTCAGGTAATAATTCTTGATAAATTCTAACTTTATCTTCTTTCAAAAAATTAGCCTTAATATGAAAATCAATCTTTTGTAAAGCCTCATCATACTGCTTACTTTTTAATTCTTTTAAAGTTGCAATAGGTGTTAAGGGTTTATTACTATCTAATTCATTATAATAAGGCTTTTGAATACGCCTAGCATCGCCACCAACTAACTCACCTTTCCATTCTTCTTGCATTTTCCAATCTGTAACACTCATAATTTACCTTAATATACTACTTT